ATAGCCTACGACCGATCCGCCGTAAACTGTTTGGCGACAAGGGCTTGCGGAACGTCGCAGGGACCCCCGGACCAAAGGTGGCGCGACCTTTTGCCCCGAGGGCGCGGGCGCGCGCGTCGCCCGGTATATAAGTAGACCCTCGCCCACACTCCCACACACTATAAGTAAACCCGATACTGCTTAATGTTCGGGTCGTGGGTTCCCGGCGAGGGTCCCTTGGGCGCGGCGCTTCACTTGGGGATTGGTGAGGCGGCAGGGGCTGTGGTGGAGAGAGACCACCCCCTTTGACTTGCGGCCAGGCGAGCGAAATCCATCGCAAGCTGTCTGGCTATCCCTGAGTTGCAGGGCAGGTGTTTGTCCGCCGTGGGAGAGTGTCACGGTCTGGTGGCTACAAGGGGCTGGGGTCTCAGACGCCGCCCGGAGCAAGTCCTTTTTTCGTTGTGCCTTTGGGACCCTGCGAGGGCGAGGTAGGCAGCACAACCGTTGAGCCTGTCTGGCATCAGAGCCTGAGCGGCCATCTTCGCAGATGGTGAACGGCTGTCAAGAGGCGATTGACGTTGACACTTTACGGGAAGATGGTAAATAGGACATGTTTGTCGTGTTTTAGGAGTAGCGATGGGTGCGAAGCCGCGATCGACGTTCGAGGTGGAAGGCGGCACGGTTGTGCCGATGAACGCCAACGCCACCCTGTTCGTGAAGATGGTTCTGCTGCAGTTGGGGGCCAAGGAGTTCTACGACGTCTACACAAAGCAGGTGACGGACTTCATGAAGTCGCACGTGTGGGGTGAGGAGCGGCGGCTGCTGGCGATGCAGTATGTGTTTCGGGAGTTCGGGACAACGAAGCCGCAGCGGAAGTGGAAGCTCTGGGTGGAACAGTTCTGCCTGTCGAACCCGATGCGGCTGTATGCCCCGAAGTACCAGAAGGACGCGAAGGGTAAGATGCCGTTCACGGACCCGCGCGGGAAACCGCTGTTGGCCGGGGAGTTGCATCGGCGGTATCTGGCGGCGGCGGCGGCACTGGACTTGTCGGTGGATGCGGTTGATGCGATCCGGTCGATCAACGGGCGGATGGTGAGGGAACAGCAGGCTGTCGATCAGGTCTTGGGAACCCTGCCTGCCCGAACGTCGGTTGATCTCGAAGGGGCCGTGAGTCTGGCGGATGATCCAGGTGCCCCGACTGGTGGGTTGGTGGATGAGGCTCCCCGCAAGTTCAAGGCTCCTGAGGAGCATGTGGTCACGAAAGACACATGGGCTGGCGTGAAACCGATCTCGGGCCGGGAGGAAATGACGTGGGTCAAGAATCATCTGGCGTTGTCGGGAGTTTCCCCGGCGGATTGTCCGGGGCCGGGGGCGTGGGCGATGTACCTCAATGCCCGGTCAGACCCGGAGACGTTCTGGAAGACGTGGCAAACGCAGGTGGTGAAGGAAGACGACAATGCCAAGGGTCGCGATGCGATTGCCGTTGCGACGGCGCGGCAAGTGGAGGAACTGGACCGGCTGATGGAAGCGATGCTGAAGGAAGCGGAGGAGTGACAATCAGCCAAGAGGAGATCGACGAGAACGCCGAGTTGATTGACCTGATTGATCCCGTTGCGGTGGAAGAGTACGAGCATCCGCACTGCGGAGACCTGGAGCGTCGGCGTGCCTGACTACCCGAAAGACCCGATTGCGAACCTCAAGTTCCGCCAGTCCGTCATTCAGCGGGCGGCGAGCGATCTGGTATTTCGTGACTACCTGCTGAAGAAATGCGAGTCTGACCCGCTGTTCTTCATCAACGTGTTCGGGTTCACGCATGACCCGCGCCGAGACCCAGCCAAGCTGCCGTTCATTACGTACTCGTATCAAGACACCCTCATTACGGAACTCGATGCGGCGGTCAACAACGGGTACGACTTCCGTATCGAGAAGTCCCGCGATATGGGTGTGTCGTGGTGTGTCTGCCTCTGGATGCTGTGGCGATGGCGGTTCAAGCCGTACCAGTCGTTCCTGATGCTGAGCCGCAAAGAGGACTTGGTGGACGGCGACAGCGACTCCCTGTTTGGGCACATTGACTTCGCCATGCGGTCGATGCCTGCGTGGCTGATGCCTGCCCATGCGCGGGTGAAGCTCTCGCTGGTCAATCAGGAGAACCAGTCGGCGATCGAAGGGGAGTCCACGAACTCGGACGCTGGGCGCGGTGGACGACGAACGGCAATCCTCTGGGACGAAGCGGCGGCGTTCCCGAATGGCGGGTATGAAGTGGCGAGTGCGACCCGCGACAACACGTTGTGCCGAATCATGAACTCGACCCCAAAAGGCGAGTCGAACTACTTCGCGGATTCCCGCAAGACGACCAAGACATTCTCGGCGCACTGGTCGGTTCACCCTCGGAAGAACGTCGGGCTGTACCGCGTTGTCAAAGGGCAGGGAATCCAGATTCTCGACAGCGGTGCCCCAGCCGACTACCAGTACGTCCAGTCCGTTCCGGGTGGGGTCTACGGGCTGCGTTCTCCGTGGTACGACAACGAATGCAAGCGAACGCCGAACCCCACGGAAATCGCCCAAGAGTTGGACATCGACTACCTCGGGAGCGATTACCCGTTCTTCGACATCCGGGTGCTGGAAGGGCTGGCGGAGCGGCATTGTCGCACGCCGCTGTACCGTGGCGAGATGACGCTGCACGGCAAGCAAGGTTCGTTCACGGAACTGGACGGGGGGCCGCTGCGAAGCTGGATTGATCTCGGCGCTGGCCCGCCTCGTCACCGCGATTTCGTGGTGGCGTGCGACGTGTCGAGCGGAACCGGGGCGTCGAACTCGATCGCTGTGGTGGCGGACCGAAACACCGGCGAAAAGGTGGCGGAATGGGTGTCGAACATCACAAGCATCCATGAATTCGCCCGCGTAGTGGTGGCCCTGTGCTACTACTTCAGTTTCGGGGACCGGCCCGCGTTCCTTGTCTGGGAAGGCAACGGACCGGGGATGTCGCTGGCAAAAGTCATCCTGAACGAACTGAACTTTCGCAACGTCTATTACCGCAAGGATGAACTGCGGTCCGGCAAGGTCTCGAAGGATCGCATCCCCGGCTGGATGTCCACGGAAGATTCCAAGCGGGCGCTGCTGATTGAGTACCGCGAGGCACTCGGGATGGGGCGGTTCATCAACCCGTCGATCGAGTCGCTGATGGAATGCCGGGAATTCAAGTGTCAGCCGGACGGGCGAATTGAACACCAGCGTCTGGCCATGATGAAAGACGGGGCGAAGAACCACGGGGACCGCGTGATTGCGGACGCCATCGCGGCGATGCTGTGCATGCCCACCGTCGTCAGGAACGAAACAAAAGAGCCGCGCCCGCAGGCGTCTTACCCGGTGGGCAGTATCGGCTGGTTGAGACAGCAGGAAGCTCGTGAGTCCCGCCAAAAATTTCGCCCGAGGTATTGAGCATGATCGACCCGAGATCGGAAGTCGGACTCACGGAACTGAACAACGCGATTCGTAAGTCGAATCTGCGGATGGAACCGTTCCGCGACAACTACAAGCAACTCATCGCGCAGTACGTCGGCAGCAGCTATTCGCCGTCCGTGGGCGTGGAAGAAAATCCGCTGAATCTGCTCGAAGTGGCGGCGACGATCTACACCCAAAGCCTGATGGCAAAGGCTCCGCAGGTCACGGTGCGGACGAAACAGGATCGGTACAAGGCTGCGTCTCTCAAACTCGAAGCCCTCATCAACCAGGAGCTGAAGTCGCCCGCGATCAAGGAAGCCCTGCAACGTGCGGTCATCGCGTCGATCTTTGGCATGGGGCTGGTGAAGGTGGGCATCAAGTCGGCGGGGACGATCTCCGTCATGGGCGAGGAGACGGACTACGCGACCCCATACCTCGAACCGATCCTGCTGGAGAACTGGGTGCAGGATATGTCGGCGGCGACGATCGACGAGGCTGATTACTACGGCCACTACATCGACATGCGGTACGACGACCTGAAGGATAACCCGGATTTCGACGAACAGGTGCGGAAGGAGATTCGCCCCACGGAGAAGAAGTCGGGGACCGACGATCCGCTCAATGACCTGTCTGGCGATCCGACCGAGGGCCGCATCGGGAAGTGGTGCCGTGTTCTCGAAGTGTTTCTTCGTCGCGAGAAGTTGATTGTGACGTACTACCCGGATTACCTCACCGCCCCGCTGATGGTGCGGGACTGGGAAGGTCCGCCGGGTGGTCCATGTCACGCCCTCTTCTACAACGACGTGGAAGGGAACAGCATGCCGCTGGCTCCCGCGTTGACGTGGAAGCCACTGCACGAGATGGCGAACAGCGTGTTTCGCCAGATTCACCGGCAGGCCGAGCGATCGAAGCAGATCGGCATTGTCCCGAACAACAACGAGGACGACGCCCGCAAGATCATGGACGCGAAGGACGGGGAAGTTGTGTCGGCGGCGGACCCGCAGGCGATCGTCGAGCAGCAGTACGGCGGGATCGACCAGCGGAACTTTGCCTACTTCATGCAACTCAAGAAGGAGTTCTCGTGGGCGGCGGGGAATCTCGACACCCTCGGCGGGCTGGGGTCGATGGCGAATACGGCCACACAGGACCAGATTCTCAACACCAACTCGTCGGCCCGGATCACCGCCATGTCGGCGCGGGTGAGCGAGTTCACAAAGCGAGTCGTGACGGACTTCGCGTACTGGATGTGGACCGACCCCGCCATCACGTACGAAGTGATTCTTCAGTCCCCGATGGGTCCAATTCCGAGCGTGCTGCAACCGGACGAGCGGGGGTACGACTTCTTCCTGAACGAACTGGAACTGCAACCGTACTCGATGACCGAGCAGCCGCCTTCGGCCAAACTGTCGCAGGTCAGTCAGGTCATGACGCAAATCATTCTGCCGATGGCTCCGATGCTTCAGCAGGCTGGGATCACCCCGAACGTGCCGGAGTTCCTCAAGCTCATCGCCCGCTACAGCAACATGCCCGAGATCGCGGACCTCGTGACGGTCAACGGCCAGCCGCTCCAGATGGGGACGCCGGACGTGTCCAAGAAAACGCCGATGACGCCGCCGGTCAAAGTCTCGACCGAGAATCGCGTGTCGCGCGGGGCCGGGGGCATGCAGGGGGACGAGACGACCCTGATCAACCAGATGATGGCTCAAGGCGGCAGGTCGCAGTCGCCCGCGTAGTTTTTCCCTCGCCGCTCCCCGCAGCGAGGTTCACATGGTGGAGTTCAACGGAGAGTTCACCCAAGAGGTGTACGAGCAGTTGGCAAAGCAGCAGAAGGAGCGACGGGCAACGGAGCTTGCCATTCACGGCATGACCCTGCGACCGAACGCGCAGATTCACAGCATCTCCTCGGGCGTCCAGCCAAATCAGATCGCCGAAGCGGTCGCCGAGGCGGCTAAGTACGGGCTGCACGTCGAGTACGACAAGAAGGGTAATCAGGTCTTCCGGTCGTACCGGCAGCGTGATCAGGTGCTGCGAAAAAAGGGGTGGGTAGTTTACGACGACAATGGGGATTGACAAAATCGGACAAGTTTGTCTAATTTAGGCGAAGCCCTTCCCCCAGCCGCT